TCAGTATAGTACTCATCGCTGTTCGGGTCAAACCCCTCGTCTTCGATGAGCCCTTGGTGCACAGCGAAGGCCGCGGTTGTCATGACCCGATCCTCACCAAACCAAGTGTTTTTCTGGGCCCAGCCCCGAGCTTTAGGGTCGGGCTTGGCCTGCTGAGGCTGAGGCGCCGCAGCAACAGGAGCCTGCTGTTGAGGCGCTTGTGCGCGCTCAGTTTGCAGACGCTGGTCCTGTTCAACGCGAGCTTTGGCGTTGTTGTACCGCTGCTGCTCAATAGCTAAATTAGACATTGCCATCTGCGCTTCGGACATGCGATCGGGATCGCCGGCCTCATAGGCCTCCTTGTACGCACGCTTCGCCGCCTCAGTCTGAGTCTGCAAACGGGTGCCGTACTCAGAGAGATAGCCGGTGTCGAGCTGCTGCATGCGGCCCTTCAGCTTCTTGTTCTCTTCGAGCAGCTGCTGGGAGAAACGAACCGCTTCTTCGCGGTCCCGCTCTTCCTTGCGGTACTTCTCAGTCAGACGCTTGATCCGGCTCTGTACGTTCTTGCTGTACTCGCCCAGCTCGTCCTCAGACCCTGTCTCAGTCTTCGTCGTTTCGAGCCGTTCTTCTTGTACAGGATCCTGTACAACTTCTTCGGTCTCGAACTCTTGGTTCTCTTCTGTCATGTGTCTATCCTCAAACCTGCTTAATGTCGTCTGGCTCAAGGATCGTGGAAATCACCTCATCATCATTGATGATGCGAACCTCTCCACCGTCGATCTTGAACCTCGATCCAGAGTAGCGGCCAATGCAGACCCACTGCCCTTCCACGCACCAAGGCGTAGCGTCAGGGCCAAACTTGTTGGGGTCTTTGTAGGCCAGCGGCCCAACCTTCAACACATAGGCCACAGTGGTTGCCACGGATTCACGTTCGCGAACCTCGTCAGGGACGTACAGGCCACCGGTGGTCTGAGCTTTCCCTTGATACGGCATGACCAAAACCCGCCAGCCAGTTGGCTGCGGGAGGCGGTCTAATAGCGGTTTTTCAATGAGGGATGGGTCTAAGACCCGATCCTTTGGCTCCACATACGCGCGGTCCAAAGAACTGGACGGGACGTCTGACGACGTTCGGTCCGTATTCAATTTCTGCGCGAGATGTTCAGGAAGATATAAAGTCTTCGACATCGTCTGCGTTTTTCTCCAGCAGGGCTCTGAACTCTTCCCTAGCGTAAGTGAGGCCCCGTATCTCACCTACCAAGGATTGGTACTGCTCCCAGTCTTTGGCAGCACCACTTGCAAGAGCGTCCGCAACACTTTGCTCGCGCTCTCGTAATCTTTTGTACACGTGACGTGCGAAGTCAACAACATCCATCAGAGGTTGTCTCGGTACTGTTCTTGCGACTCTGACACCATCGGGCCGCCCTCGGCCCACGAGTCACAAGTGTACGCGGCTTCGCAGACGAACTTGTAGATCTGGCAATAACCCAACGGAGGGTTTTCCATGTCGTCGTCTATCCCCAGACACTCGAGGATGTCCTCGGTCTGGTTGTACGCTGCGCAGTTGCCGCAGACCTGATCCATGCGGAATGCCGAACCGGTGTTTGGTTCGCGGTAGTCCGCCTCGTCGATCGCGGCCTGCTTGTTCTCAGCGTTCAGATCTTCGTCCTGCGTCGGAAGAGGGCAGCTGCTGCCCTCCTCTGTCTCTTCGTACTGATCGACAGGGATGGCCCCGTCTGGAAGCAGGCTGATGATGATCGTGGCCATCAGAAGTCTCCTCGGAAACCTTTGCCAGACATCTGGGAGTTTCCGCAGCCACGGACCATGCCGCCGTCCTTAAACTTCTTGGCGCCACCGAAGTCCTCATAGTCCCGTGACTCGCGCTCTTGGGACCGCAAGCTGCGCTCCTCCAAGCCCTCAAGGCGAGGGTCACGCAGGTCCTTGGGACGCGCAATGGGGCGGTACGAGCGCTCCACGTCAGAAGACCGCGTCATCGCGCCGGTCGTGGACATCTCATCATACGGCTTAGGCCGGTTCTTCTTCTTCGTGGGCTTCATCTCAGAAAACTCCTTTGAAAACGTTGGCTCGGGGTGAAGAGCTAAAGCGTGACTGGACCATACCACCTTTCGCCATCTTTTTCTCCCCTGCTTTTGACAGGGCGATGGCCACGGCTTGGTCCCGCGGTTTGCCGGCATCCATCTCGGTCCGGATGTTGCTGCTTATAACATCCTGCGATTTACCGTCCTTGAGGGGCATTTTGATTCCTCATGATTGCGTTCTGACGCTGTACCTCGATGCGCTCGCGGTTGACCGCCGCGCGATCCTCGGCGATGTCCTCTTGGCTCTCGATCCGAGCTGCGTCTGTCGCCGCGCGCTGCTGCATTTTGGCAGCCTCCATGGCAATCTGCGCTTGGTCCTCGGTGCTCTTGCGCTGCAGATCCTGCTGCTTCAGGCCCAGTTCCTGCATGCGGATTTGCACGAGCGGGTCGGACATCGGATCTTGGCCCGTGGGGACCAGCTCTGCGATAACCCCTTGGACAACCTGTGCCAGCTGCAGAGAGACCAACTTTTCGATCTCGCCGGGGTTCTGCATCTGGGTTTGGAGCTGCATGAGCTGCGCTTGTGCTGCCATCGGATCCACTCCGCCCGAGGCCGCCAGCGTCTGGAGCTGGGCGACCAACCCTTGAAGTTCCTGCATAACCATCTGGCGCGCTTTCTGCGACACGTGCTCCATGATGTGGGCGTAGAAAGTGCCCATGACCTGCGGAGATGTCGTAACCAGCGGGGTCTTCATGAACATCAGGTGGACGCGAATGTGAGCGTCGTGGTCCTGATCCGGGAAAGTGTTCAGGATTTCACCCATGAGCGCCCGCGCGTTCTCGACCGCAGGGTCCAGCGGCTGTGGCTGCGGAGGGGGAGGCAGGACCTCCTCGATGTTCTGCACCTCGAGCGCCTGATACATCCGGCGGTAGGCAGCGTGCAGATTGTGCAGCTGCGGGTTGGACTGCGCCAACTGGAGCTGCGTCTGTGCCAGCGTGACACGCTGCGCCATCGAGAAGATGTTTGGATCCGAGACAGGGATGACATCTACGCGGCCGTCGAAGTCCTCAGCCTTGATCGTGCGCTGGGCGCCAGCCACGTCGTACGGATACTCCGGTGGCAGGTTGTCGGCAAAGATGCGCGCCAAGATCCGGAACTCGGTCTTCTGCGCATAGTGCAGCCGCTTGTGGATCGCCGACATAACCTTCATGCCGCGCTCGAGCAACGCAACCGTGGTGCCCACAGGCGCCTCTTGGTTCATGTTGCCCGTCTGCTGGTCTGCCAACGAGACGAAACGCCGGCCGCCATCGATCAGCGCACCGAGCAACTGGACCAGTGTGGCCGAAGGCTCTTTGTACGGAAGAGGGATGATCGAGTCGCGGATGCTGCCGCCAGGAGTGTCGATGTCCCGCCATTCGCCAGGCTGCAGGGGCTCGTCGTTGTTACGGACGCGCACACCACGGGCCTTGAAGCCTGCAGGCAGGTTGGCCAGTGTACCGGCGTCAATGAGCTGGCGCAGGATGCTGGTCGCTGCACGGCCCAAGCCGCCGATCATGTGGATCAGACCGAAGCCGTAGAACCCCAGACCAGGCATGAACTTGTAGTGCACGAAGTAGTGCCGCTTGCGCGCCAGATCCGAGCCTTCGTCAAAGTTCCGACGGATCGACAGAACCTGACTGGAGCCCTCGTCGATCGTCACGATGTAGGGCAGCTGGATTCCGGTGGGCTCACCTTCGGGGTTCATGTCCTCGAAACCCTCGAGGTCCAGTTCGACGTGCATCTCCAGAATGGTGTAGACGTCGTCTGTGTACGATTTGCTCGTACCTTGGATCTCGTCAACCTTCTCGCGGACAGTGTCAGGGCCGCCTTCGTAGCTGGTCAGCTCAACGTCGCGGTAGAACCCCGCAACTTGGAGCTTGCGCACCTCGTTGGCATCCATGCGCAGCACGTGCGTAATCCGAGACGCGGTCTGTAGGTCAGAGGCCGAGTACGGGACAACCAGATCCTGCGCAGGCACAAACTTTGACACCGCGCGCTGGCGGGCTTCGTCGAAGTAAACCTTCTTGAACGTCGAGCCAGAGAGCGGGAGATAGAACAGCAGCTGATCCATGTCCGGATCGTACTCTTCCATGACCTCGGTGATCTGGTAGTTCATGAAATGCTTGACCCGAGAAGCTTGCTCCTCGCGAGCTTGGTCCTGCAGCCCCATGACCTGAGACTGGACCGGGCCACCGGCGGGCAACAGTTCCTTGTAAGCTTGAGCTTGGAACTGGGTCACGCTCTCCGAGATGAGCGGGTGCGTCACGCCAGAAGCGCCCTCAAACGGAGTGCTGCGCTCTTGGTAATTCACGCCCAGCTGGTCCAGGCCCTTGGTGTAGCCCTCTTCCCACTCGGAGCGTGAGGACAGATCGTCTTCGTAGGCGGCCTGCAGCTCGCTCGACAGCTCGCCGAGGTAGCCGTCATCCAGATACTCGGCAAGGTTGGCGTTGTGCGGGATCAACTCTTCCGCGCTCATCTCTTCCATCGCCGCGGCCAGCGCTTGGACGATCGCGCCGCCCTGCCCGTCTTCAGTGACCGCCGCGCCACCCTCAAAGTTTTCGGGAGCAAGGACCGAGACGTCCATCGCAGACGGGTCCATCGCGCCACCAGCGGGGGCCATGGCAGAATCTACAAGTGAGCCCATTGGGCGGGGTGGCAAAGCCATCAGTAGTACTCCCGTTTACGAGGCGCGTACTCTTCCTCGTTCTCTTCGCCCTCAAGAGCGATCAGCCCGCCCTGCCGAAAACGCATGAGGGCCAACGTCATGCTATCACAAAAGTCATCGTGTTCGCCATTGGGAAACGAAGCGATCTCTTCGATGACTTCATCAGAGAACTTCTTGTCTTCCGGG